GGTGTACTCACCATCAGGAATTGGTAACAGTCTAAATTGACCTCCAACCACGCTGAAGTACAAAGGCTTGCCACTGGACAAATATGTCGTATTCGACAGAGAGTCCATTGCGTCAATGGTTTGGAATGTGAGGTTTGTGACTGGATTGGTATTGATCTTGATGGCTTTGACTTCCAAGAAGTCATCAGGCACTGTGCCATATTCAGCCGCCGCCGCAAATGTCGCATTGGCACGCACAATCATTTGGCGTGTACGCAACTGGCGCTCAATTTGAGCCTCTGCCAAGCTGACAAAGTCTGAAATTGCAGTCGCCAAATCAGTGCGGTTGAGCCAGTCGCCAACCGAGGTCTTCAGCTCCGCATAAGTCGTGAGTGCCATCAGGTAACCTTTTCAGTTTCTTGGACTTCACGCATCACCCAAGTATGGTCATGCTTGAATTCAAACATCCCAATGTGGCCTATTTCCTTGCTCACATCGTGATCAATCCATATCTTAAAGCCTGCATCTCTGGCTTTCTTACAGAAGAAAACATCCTCTCCAATGTAGCCACGTTTGTCATGCCGCCATGGAGTCTCAAACCAAGGCTCTGACAAAGCCGCAAAGACATTGGCCTTGATCAGCATAACGCCCATGCCAACCGATCCAACTTCTTGCAGGCCAGTTGATTCGGGCATCGTATATACCAGCTCACGCTCGCCATTCTCTTTATAAATCTGTGCGGTTGGTCCTGTAGGCATACGTCTGCGAGCGCAGTTGGTCGCCACAATGTCCAAGTCATGTTGCAGCAAACGCTCAATCATGTCATGCGGAAACCGCATATCTGAATCAATGAAAAGCACATGAGTGCATTTCTCACGCATCGCATCTAGGCACAATTCAGCTCGCTGATTGGCGATAAGCGTACCCTGCGATATTTTCAAGCTGATGGCATCATTGGTGTTCAATGTGTGGTTAGCCACCATATTGACTAGATCATAGGTGAACATGGTGTGGACCATGTCACGCGCTGGTGTGCATACTGCGATGTATTTCATATTTGCCCTGGTCGTACACGAAAAAATCTATTCTCTGGATCATTAAGCCAACGCTTCATATATTCCTGATCTTCGAGCTTGCCATCTGCTTTGAGCTGTGAATAGATAGACATAGGAATGCTGGCAACGCGGTGAAACTCACCTTTCCAGCCAGCACGTTCATCAACCATATTGAACTCTTGCTTGTTCTCTTCAATGATGTCTGTTACATCCTGCTGCGTCTGAATCGTTGCCTCATCAGTCTCAGGGTTGTAGTGCCAGTAGCGTGTGATGCCCTGCTCTTTATCTTCGCTGAATATTCTTTTTTCCATGTAAAAAAAGGGGGGATTGCTCCCCCCTCTTCCTTTGCTTCGTTTAAGAAGTTACCAAGTCTGCTGCCAGACCATGGGCATTTTCTGCCAATACTTTGTGACCCCATTCGACCAAAAGCATACGCTTCTCAGCGTCACCAGTCTTTGCCAACTCGACTTGTTGGTAAGGACGCAGGGTAGTCAACTTTGCGTACTCGGGATCGATCACCCAAGCGTCACGCTCGCGCTGGAAGCGATTGGGAACAACTTGAACTTGACCAAAGTCGCTGACGTAGATGTCGGCTGCACCAATGATGGTTGCAGGACGATCACCGCCGTTGATGTTGTAGCGAGCTGATGCGATGCCAGAGAAACCTGACACGCGCTGCTTGTTGACTGGACCAACCATCAAAATCTTAGGTGTGCCGCCTTGTGTCCATACTTTTTGAATCACATTCTTAAGAATGGTTTCAGTGAAAGTACGCACAGTGCCGTCAGTGCGAGCTGAGTTAGGCAGTGTGGTGTAGCTAGGATTTACGCCGTTGGTGGTGTCATAGTCCACGTTGGTCTTGATGTAAGCCTGCAAAGAGGCAGTCACGCGAGCTGTGGTGGTGTTACCGGCAACAGCAATGCCGCCGTTCAACATCACAAACTCTTGGTCACGCTTCAATTCAGAGCCGCGCTTGGCGATCTGATAGGCCAACTCAGAACGGCGGCCTGCTTTGTTGACAACTTCTTCAGTGTTCGACAAGACAATGGTCTTGCGTGAAATCTGAGCGTAGTTGGTCAAACGAACAGTTGCGACAACGGCGTCAAAAGTGCCAACGTCATCACCCTCAAGCTGTGCGTTAGCAGCTGCATCTGCCAATGTGTCGGTCTGCCATTCAAACAAAGTATTGCTGATGGTTTCGCGGCCAATGTTGGATTGGTACGGCGTTTCTTCCGGTGCAATGTTTGTGATCACATTGCTCAAATCTTCCCGAATACCCTTTGCAGAGTATGTGGTGAACGTGTTACTTACGATAGTCATGATTTATTCCTTATTTCAAAAGTTGAAAGATTGCATTAGCCGCGTCATCGACACGGCCAGTTTTCGCTACGCGCTGTTGTGCGCGAACTGACTCAGTTGAATTTGAGACTCGCCCTGCTGCACCAGGCTTGGCAGGCCGAGGGCCGTTGTTGGTCACTGGCTTGATGTTGCCCCTCTTGGACATCATCTGATCGTATAGAGCTGCCTTACGCAACATCAAGACCGCCCTGTGATCCACCACACTCTTCAGCTCATCTGGTGTGAACCCGATCTTTTGACCGAATTCAACAAGCAAAGCCTTTTCAGCTTGAGCCTTTTTAGCGTCCTTCCAATCAGGGATGGCCGCCAATAAAGACTCTTGTTCCTGCTGCAACTTCTGTTGCATGAACTGTGCTTGCTCTTGCTGAGACAACTGAGTCAGGCGCTGCTTTTCGCTTTGAATAGCCGCCGCCCTGTCTTGGTTATCCCGCATCACCTCGCGCTGCCGTACCCATTCGATAGGGTCTTCCTGATAAAGACGATCCCAATCAATGTTTGGCTGCGCCACTTGCTGAACCTGTGCTTCCAACGCACTCAATAACTGAGCGTATTGCTCACGCTCGGCACGCACTGCCTGCAACTCACCCTCGGCCTGCTTTCGCACCTCGGCAATTTGCTGCGTTTTGCGTGTGTAATCCTGAGTCCTTGAATAGCCTTTTTGTAGCTCGTCCAGCGTCACATCGACTTCTTTGCCGTCAATCTTGACGGAGAAGACTTGTGGCTGTTCTTGCTCCTCGGTGTCTTCATCTAACTCGGATTGTTCGGCATCTGTTTCATTATCAGCCGCGTCTGCGTCTGCCAATAATTCCTCATCTACCGCCGCGCCCTCATCGGGCAACTGCGCCTCGCTTGAATCCTCTTGTCCCTCATCGGGGAGCATTCCTGCAAGTGCATTGGCTGCTTCAGCCAAATTCATTGGACCTTGTACTGCACTGCCGGCTGGCGTTGGTGCTACTGTCTGCATGGTCTATTTTCCTATTTAAACAAGATTCTTGGATGCACGCTCAATGGCGCGTTGCGCCACCTTGCCGTTGTCGATCATTTTTGCCATTTCATTTCTGAAATTCTCTATGGCACGCAACTGCGCCCAAATAATTTCACGCTTGGCAGCCTCTTCGGGTTTGCTACTCTCAAACTCCCAGTGCAAATCTCCACGCATCTTTTCCAAGGCCGTTGCAAATACCTCGTCCTGCATAAACTGCTCGGACCTACGACCTTTTTTTACCTGTTCTTCGTTCATTGAACCATTCCATTAGGGTTGATGGTGGGTGGCAACTGCTCAACTGGCGGCGCTTGTACTTGGTTGGCGGCTTGCACCGCCTGCTGCACAAGAGCCGTCTGCTGTTGCATTGCCTCTCTGTCCATAGCCTGCCGAGCGTCAATCTCAGCAGTGCTAATTTGTGTGCCGTACTTTAACTCAAGTTCATACTTCTTGAGCAATAAGTCCTGCGCCAGTTGATCTCTTCGGTAATCATCATCACGCACCATCTGCTCGCGCTTCAACTCTAGCTCGGCAGCTTTCTTCTGAATGTCGGCCTGTATGGACTGCGCCTGCACCTGTGCCAGCACCTCTTCGGGGGTTGGCTTGGGCTGTTCTTCGGGCATCTGAAAGTCAGCAGGCAAAGTGTTGAAGTAACTGGATGCGTCCTTGTTTCCTGACAACTCAATAGCTTTTTGCAGTGTGCG